ACACATTCGTTTGGCGACCCTGTGGTATTTCCCCCTAACAGCAATGAGAATGCTGTCATCCGCAGACTTACCACTAAGCGTCCTTACAACAACACTCCTGAGCAACCAACAGAGAAAACGGTGGCCATCTGCATACCTTCATCGAAGTCGAAGAGCCCGGAGACATACAATTATCTGACAAGTTTCGGCAAGAAGGCGTTGGGTGAGAGTTTAGATGATCTCTTTCGTATCAATATGTGGTGTGACCTTGGAGATTTGCAGGATACATCATGCAAGAAGATGTCTGCATTCCGAGCGTGGTGTCAGACACATGGCATTGACATAGAATATGCCGAGACCATCCGTATGAAATGGTATCGGATGCGCAAATCTTATCAGAATGTGGGTGTCAACCTCTTTAATAACAAAAGATACCATATAACATAATTTAACGCTAAAAAGTTACATACTATATACCCTATTTTTGAACAGATGCGAACAACTGCGAACAGTTGCGAACAGACACGAAATATTTTAAGTTATGAGATATCTAAATCACATTTCAAAAATTCATAGGATACCTTCATCGAAGTTGCCTTTTGAGACACTTCTTGGCAATAAGACATTTTCACTTCCTGAGAGTCTTGATTGGGAGAGAGTGGAGTTCCAGAGACCTGCAAAGTTGGAAATTACTGACAAATTGGATGATGGGGTTCGTGTTTATACACATAAATTGATATATCGCACGTGCGAGAGCGATATTGATGGTTCGGTCAGATACGCATATCTGATAGAGGATATTGAAGGGCGAAAATACTTGATAGGGGAGCCTTCAAGACCATATCCGACAGTAAACGTCTCCTATGTGCATCCTGATTCATATTCCTCAAGCACGTTGACGGAGGTCACTGTGCAGTGGGTCGCAACTCGTAAAGCACCGAGAATAGAGTGATTTTCCGTATTTTCTTTTGGCAATTGCCATGCTTATCTTTGCAACAAAAAAAAAAGCGCATGAAATACGGTATGATGATTTGCGGTACCATAGGTGCAGGATACGACTGGTGGACTGGTACCTACGGCACACGCTCCAAGGATGTCAAGAATTACCTTGACGCACATTCCGATGAGGAGGTCAATATTGCAGTCTCTTCACCGGGTGGATTCGTTGATGAAGGTCTTACCATCTATCAACTTATCAAGGATCATGGCAATGTCAACGTCCACGTGTTGGGCATGACCGCTTCTATTGCAACCGTCCTCTGCATGGGTGCCAAGCACGTTACTATGAGCGTCGGCAGCACCATGCTCATTCATAATGCGTCAACTGGAGTCACTGTATGGGAGTCTGCAAACAAGGAAAAACTTGACCAGCTGATTGCAAAATTCCAGAAGCAGCGTGATGACCTTGACACAATAGACAAGGTCATTGCATCTGTCTATGCTCAGCGATGCGGCAAGACATCTGATGAAATCGTGACGCAGATGAACAAAGGCAGCTGGATGACACCAGAGATGGCTCTTAAGATGGGGCTCATCGACGAGATTAGAGATCTGGATGAAGAGGACAGCAAGAGACAGACCAATCTTGCCAAGAGGTTCACAAATTCTTATTGTCAGAATTTGGGTCTCCCGCCTATCAAGGGCGATACGGTTGAGAAACCTTCCAAGAACTTCATGACACAAGTCATAGATGGTGTCAGGGAGTTTTTCAATAACAATAAAATTAATGAAATGAAGAAGAAATTCCTCAACCTTCAGACCATCCTTAACCGCAAGGATGATTTTGACGTGACGGATGAGAAAATTACACTCACCGATGCAGAGATGCAGAAAATCGAGGATGCCATTGCCGAAAAGGAGAAAAAACTGACCGATACGGCAGCTGATCTCACTGCTGCTAATGACAAGGTCAAAGACCTTGAGACCAAATTAGCAGAGAAAGTCAAGGACATCGAAACCAAAGACCAGGAAATTTCCGACCTCAAGAAGGCTCCAGGAGCTAAGACAGAGGACAACCTGAAGGACCAGGTGCCGGATATTGACGCAGGTCAGTTGTATAAAGCAATGTCACAGATTAACTAAAATGGCAGTTACAGAAGGAAGTACAATTCAGATTACACCGGATTCCCTTAACACCAGCTATGCGAAGTATCGCAAGGACTTGATCCAGATCCCATCAAGAGCTCTGGACGAAGTCGCTAAATACATGAGCAGACGACTTGGTGTGCGTGGCAAGGAGACAGTTGGTGAGCTGAATGGAGACATGGAGATTGGTCCATACTCTCTTACACGTGTAGATGAGAATGGCGTTACTATCACAGGTCGAACCTTGGAGACATTCTTGGGTTCAGGCGTCAAGCCTTTTGAGCCGAATGCGGTTCGTGAGTCAATCTATGGCTCTAACGTTTTCCAGGGTGATGCGCTGAAAAACCAGCCTATTACCAAACTCGTGGGAGCATTCCTCTTCGGCAAAGTGGGTGAAAGCTTCTTCAATTCGCTTTTCACCGCTAAGCGCAACGAAGCAGGTCGTAAGACCGAAGAGCTCTTCAATGGATTCAAGACCATTGGTGATCAGGAGATCAAAAACAAGAGCATATCTGTCGAGAAGGGTAACCTCTTCAAGACTACTGCCATCACTAACGTCAATGCGGTTGATGCGCTCGAAGCATTCTACGATGCAGCAGACCAGAAGCTCAAGAATATCAAGACGTACATGTTCCTGAACAGCACTGAGCTGATGAAGTATAACCGAGCTTACCGCAGTGTCTATGGTAGTGTCAACTACAACAATGAGTTCACCAAAGCAAAGCTTGATGGCTGCAACAACTGTACACTCATTGGTCTTGACAACATTCCTGTTGGCTTCAAAATCATCACTCCAGGCAGCAACATGCTCATTGGTCTTGCGACAGAAGGCACCAACTGTAAGTTCGAGTTTGAGAAGTCACTGACATCTCACTTCTTGATTGACTTCGTAGCAACCATGTACTTCGGTACTCAGTTCGAGTCTATCAGCAAGGAGCGCCTCCTGTTAGGTTACGATGAGATTCCAGCGACTGAATAGGAGTCTCATTATTCAATAACACATTATTATATTATATAATATGGCAGAAAAAAAATCATGCACAGAGTCAGCTGACCTCTACGAGGATCTCCTGAAGTGTCCTGGTGCCAAGAGATTGCCGGGTACAGGTCGCAAGGTCTATCTTGCGCCACGTCGATGGATCACGCAGCTGGCTAAACCGCAGCTCGAAAAGGCTGCATCCATGAAGGATTACCTTGTTATCAAGGAGTCACACACGATGGCTGCAGACAAGAAGTTCATCGTTGCATACTTGTCAACAGACAAGTCTAACTTCAGTTCTGAGTCACAGGGCGAAAATGGCTCTAAGACCATGCTCAACAAGCTTGCGCTCACATTCCCTGGAACAGAGGAAGAGCAGTCTGCGCTCGCATCTATGCTCCTCAATGAGGATATCATTGCTCTCATTCCTCAGCGCAACGGCAAGTGCCGTCAGTTCGGTGATGATAACTTCGAGTGCTCTGTCGCACCTGCACAGTCATCCGGTTCGTCTGTCACAGACGAAACCAACACAACTGTTGAGTTGACAGTCGGCTGCGAGACTTTGCCACCATTCTACTATGGTGACATCCCAACATCTGAGGGCACATACTCCGGTGAGACAGGAGAGTTGAAGGTGACAACTGGTGAAGTTTAGTTCCGCTTTCAGATAAATTTTCTATTAAACATGTTCCTGGCGAGGCGATGCTGTCGATGGCTCGCCTCGCCTTTTTAATTTTGAGAATATGAATGATGTCAAATTTACACAGAAAATAAAGCAGTGGTTCGATAGCGAACATACTGAAGAGAATATTCGTGAGGGTGCCATGCTCCTCCTGCAGATCAACAACAACAGACACCTCTATCAGCAGATCATGCTGAGACCTCAGAGAATGCTTGAGCATCTGAAATATGAGCTGCAGAAGCACTATGACTACCGCATCAAGGGGTTGAGCCTTGACGAGGTGCGCAAATTCGATGGTGAAGTGACACCATTACTGCAGAAAGCGGTCGATTCCACCGCAGATGCTGACAAACTTGCTGCTGATATAGCACCACATTTGCCGTTTGTTGATGCAGAAAACACCGATTCCATCGATGCAACTGCCATTATCGCAAAGGGTAAACGTGCAGATCATGACCAGCTTCCCGATGAAATCAAGGAAATTTGGGATGCAAACATCCAGAGATGGAAGCGCATCAAGGAGCTCTTCGAAGCATGCAAGGCTTATCAGTTGTCGTGCGATCGCTTCGAGGGGCTGAATGCAGCCAACGAGGAATTCCAGAAGATGCTCCTAACTCTTAAGACAGAATATTATGCCTACAAGCAGAGTATGGATCAATATGACCATGCAGTTCCTGGTCAGAAAGAAGAGAATGCTGAGACCAAGACTGATGTCGTGATATCGGCTAATGCCATCGGCAATGCTCGTTCCTACATCACCAAGAATATTGATAAGTTGATACAGCTGAAGGCTGATGGCAAGACAGAGCAGGCTGAGAAGTTGCAGGCTAATATCGAGCAGCGTGTGAAAACCCTGCTTGATGCCAAGGCAGAGATCAAGCCTGCCACGCTTGACAAAATCAAGGAGGCAGGCATCGTGATTCCTGCTGAAGGTGAGGATGAGAGCATAGCAGAGGAGAAGCCGGATGAGAGCCAAGCAGATCAGACAGGCCCTGAAACCGCTCCAGCAGAATAGTTCTCAGGTTTTTCTTGGCCAAGGATTACACACCCTCGGTTTGCTGGGATGGATTTTGGAGCAGACAGGTCTTGCGCAAGTCGCAGTCACCACCTTCTCCACATCTGATGCATTCCTCTGCGGAGTGCTCAATCTACGCAACCGGGGGCTGATTCAGCACTCAACGTTAGTGGCTGATGTCAAGGCTTCAGCCAAGACACTCAAACTGAGTCGGCTGATGACGGAGGCTTTTGACGAAGTGAAGCTCACGCTCAATCACTCCAAAATCATGCTTGTGGCTAACGATGAGTGGTTAGTTACTGTGATTACATCTCAGAACCAGACTTATGGTGACCGTGCGGAATGCACATTCCTCACTACAGATAGAGATGTATATCTCAATGTTCATAATATGCTAAATGATTTGTTAGATGATACGACAACAATTTCCCTTCCTCGAGGAGAGCAAGCTACTCCTGCAGAGCGTGCATGACCTTGGTAGAGCGTTGACACCAGTCGATCAGGTGCCAATCATGATTGATTTGCCAGAGGACGAGTCCTCGGCACTTAAATTAGAGTTGCAGGAGCCTCGCTCTCCTTATCGCAGGCAATATCTGCTCGGTCTGGCTGAGACCGCAAATGAGTTGCGAGCTTCCAATATCGCTCTCGCCAAGGTCGGGTCGCCTGGTGCATACCACGCTGTCATGTCGGAACTCTCGCAGATCATTGCTAATCTCACATAAATATGAGCCTACCGGTCAATGTCGATGATTACATGAAGTATATGCCTCTCAATGAGGATGAACTTCAAGATCTGCATCTCTCGGCTATTGTCAAGGCGAGAGTGGAGAGACTTCGAGGGTGCTATGCCTTTTGGCTTCGATATCCTCGATACACCGTTAGAGAGATGGTGGATCAGGACAAGGCTATGTTCCATGTCAGCGAGAGCCAGGCATACGATGACATTCATCTCTGCCAGCTCATGCTCGGCAATCTCAATGCAGCATCCAAGGAGTTCTGGCGCTGGAAGGTCAATCAGGAAATTGATGAGGATCGCAAGGCAGCCAAGGCTGCAGGCGACTTCCGGGCTCTTGCCTCGATGCAGAAAAACCGCATCAAGAATAATCGCACAGACTCACCTGATGAGCCTGATCTTGCTTTCGACAAGATTGTGCCTGTTGAGTTCACCATGACAGATGATCCTACGGTCATCGGTTTGCAGAAGATTCCTAATCTTCGAGCAAAAATCAAGAAAATGGAGAAGCGATACTCTATGCCTGACATAGAGGACGCTGATTTTGAGGAGTTGCCAAATGACGGGTCAACCTAAGAGACTATTCTTCAATGATGTGCAGTCCAGAGTCTTGCAGCTCATGCCTCATGACCTGGTCTGTGAGTGGGGGCGAGGCACAGGAAAGGGTGTGGTCGAAGCTGGACGCATACTCTATGCAGTCCAGCACATGCCTGGTTCATGTCTGGCCATGGTTGCACCATCTGTCAAAAGATGCCAGACCAACATCCTTCCATCAGCACTTGTGCACCTCGAGGAGTGGGGCTACAAGCGAGACGTCCACTACATCGTGGGCAAGAAACCATGGAAGGCTTTACACTGGAAAGACCCACACTTCCAGCCGATGAACTGGGAAAATACTGTTGCTTTCTACAACGGATCATATCTCAATATCATCTCGCAGGACCGCAGCGGTACGTCTAACTCCCTCTCTCTCGACCATGTGTTCATTGACGAGGCGAAATTCATAGATTGGGAGCAGCTCAACAATGAGACGCTCCCGGCTAACCGTGGTAATAAGCAACTTTTCGGTGACTGTTGCTTGCACCATGGTCTTACGATAACATCAGATACCTCTGCAACCAAGAAAGGTTCCTGGTTCATGCAGTGGGAGAAAAAACAGGATAAGGAGCTGGTCGCTACGCTCGAGTCTGTCATCGTGCAGCTGCATAGCATACGAAATAAGTTGGCAGCGCATCCAGAGCGATACGACTATTATATGTCGCAGGTGCAGAAATACCAGAAGATTCTCCACTCTCTGCGTTCCTACTGCCTCGTATATTCCAGATGCTCCAGCATTCAGAACCTGGCAGTCCTGGGTGAGGACTTCATCAGACAGATGAAGCGAGACCTCCCAAAGATGACCTTCATGACAAGCATCATGTGCCAGCATGTGGGCATTGCACAGGATGGCTTCTATAGCGGTCTTGACGAGGATCTGAACTTCTACACGGCTCCGAACTTCACTTTTCTCGATGACCTGCAGTATTCATTCAATCCCAAGAGAGATGCTCAGGACTGCCGCATGGATTCAGACATAGAGGACGGTTTACCGCTGATAATCGGTTCAGATGCCAATGCCAACATCAACTGTCTCGTTGTCGGGCAGGTGGGGTCTGATACGAAGCTGCGCATCGTCAACTCATTCTATGTGAAGTATGAGCGCAAACTTCCGGAACTGGCTCAGGACTTCTGTGATTATTATAGATATCTCAAGGATAAACGAGTCATATTCTATTATGATGCCACTTTCGTGGGCAATGACTACGCTACACACAACGAGAAATTCTACCAGATTATCGCTGGTGTGCTGCGTCGCAATGGATGGCTGGTGTCAGAGATCTATATCGGTAAGCCGATGAACCATCTCGAGAAACAGTTGCTCATCAACCGCATGTTCAAGGGACATGCTCAGCACATGATCCTGATTAACCAGGACAACAATGAGGACCTCATCATCTCTATCGAGAGTGCCGGAGTCTATAACAACGGCAAGGACAAGAGAGGCGAGAAGCTCATCGAGACTGATGAAGATCAGCTGCAGAACCGCACCGACTTCTCTGATGCCTTCGATACCGTATGCATTGGGGCAGAGAAATTCCCGCAGACTGCAGTATATATGGGTGGCTTGTCATGTTATCGTGGTTCGTGATTACTCATTTTTTGTTATTTTATATAGGTTTTTAAGTTATTAGTAGATTTAAGTTTGTTTTATGCCAGAGGCTGTTGCTCGTGAGAGTAGCAGCCTTTTTTCATTCCTGCTGCAGAAGCGGTATCGCCCTTGAAGGTCGATGGATTGTCTGATTCGCTGTTCCGTACTTTTTTTTAATGCATTCTCAATGCCCGTCATGTGTCCCCATTCGAAATTTCCTGTGCAAAGGTAGCTAATGGCGATTCAAACTGCCGCATGAACCTGCACTAACAAAAGCCAAAAAATCTACACGCGGGGCTAATTTTTTACCTTTTGTTACCACAGAACCCCACGTCTGTTAGCCTCTGCCATCGCAGTGTTGAAGCACAGGAAAAATCGAAAGGGCACACCGGGCTTTATACGGAATGCAGTTCAAAAAAAAATACTCCACAGCTGGAGGCTGGGAAAAATCGGGGCTCCCGATCATTACCGGAATACGTTTTAATCATTCAAATTTTCCAAACATGAAACAGAGTTATTTCATCGAGTACGTTCCAAATTCGTACATGAACCTTTGCACAGACAAAGAGCAGCAGATGGCAAACAATCAGTTTGTCTATGATTTCAAGGCAGGCAACAAGGCAGCCTCACGCTATTGTGGCGAGTTGCTGATAAAGTATCTATCACAGAGATATGGCAATTTGCTGAAAGATTTCGTGGTGGTTTTCGCTCCATGCTCCAGCCAAGCAAAGTACAACAAGCGTTTTTCCTATATCGCTGCAATGCTGAGAAACGTCTTGCATGTCGCAACCGCAAATGAGCATGTCCACATTTGGGGCACTCGCACACCTTTGCACAACGGAGGCAGCCACGTAGTTAGCGAGGAGTTTTTCAAAGTTTGCGTGGACGCTGATTTTTTCAAAGGCAAGAACGTCATTCTTTTCGATGACCTTTTGACAAGTGGCAAGACCATCGGGGAGTTTAAAAGCAAAATCGAAGCCGCAGGCGCTTACGTGGAGGAGGAAATCTTTTTAGGTCGCACTATACACCATGACCCTATTTCTATGCGAGGTTGCTTGCAAGAGATGGCAGAAGGATTTTACGAAAGCGTAGCACGCTCAAAGAGATGTTTCCCTCAGGGAGTTCAAATAAATAAGTCAAACAGAAAAATAGCATAAGACAATGAAAAGTTACAATACAATGTTAGCAGACGAAAGACCGGAATACAAGGCGGCAAACTATGGATTCGATAACCTCAGTAATACGGAACTTTTGGCGATGGTGATAAACCGAGGCGCAGGAACAACGGAGAGCATGAGGCAAGCCCGCCAGCTCATGAATATGGTGGATAATTCACTTTCTAAGTTGGCTAAGCTATCTATGTACGATATGCAAGTAGTGCCAGGGATAGGAGACTGCAAGGCGCTTGCCATACAAGCATCGTTAGAACTTGCCAAGCGCAGGGCGATGGAGAAGAGCTGCTCACGCCCAGACATCAGTAGCAGTTTGGCAATCTATAACTATCTGCAACCGCTGATAGGCGATTTACAGGTGGAACAGGCACACGTCATGTTGATGAACCAAAACTTTAAATTACTCAAGCACGTGAAAATAAGCGAGGGCGGTCTTACTGAGACAGCCGTAGATGTGAGGCTAATTATCAAAGAAGCCGTGCAATGCAATGCCACCATCGTGGCAATAGCACACAACCATCCAAGCGGCAACGCCACACCATCACGTAATGACGATATGCTTACCAAGCAAGTGGCAGAGGCGTGCAAGTTGATGAGATTGTTCTTTATGGACCATGTGATAGTAACAGATGGAACATTTTATTCCTACCATGACAAAGGCAAGTTGTAGAAGGTGAGGCAATTGCCACGTAAAAAACTCGTACATATTCCGCTATGGCGAGCCGTGGCAATTGCCAGCAAGCGTAGGGCGGTGTGGGGTAGCATTAAAGCTACGCACGCCCCTTTTTTATCCAACTTTTGAAAAATCCGTGATTTTCAGCAAGTTGGCAAAAATGACCGTGGAAAATTTGTGCAAAATAGCACAAATTGCCAATCGGAATAATCCGATTGC